TGTCTTAAGCCTTGTGTAGATTGTGTAGGGTATTGCTTTGCTTATCTTGTGTAGTGAATGAGCACTGACACCCGAAGGTGTCACTATTCATTAGTTGAAACGGAATAGGTTACGACTCAAGCTAACACCATTGGATACTAAGCCAATCATATTACGTTGTATCCCTATATGTTCAGCACGAATGCTAGGGAATACACATAGAGGCAGTGACACCACAAGTGTTACTAACCCTATGATTAAGCATACGATTGTAGCAAGCATTAGTACTGGAGTAGACATTGGTTTAGAGTACGAGAAGAGTTTCATAATATTCACCTTTTAATAAGAGGAAGCTGCCTAACGGGTGTTAAGCAGCTATTGGTTTGATTACTTGAATGTATCTTCAATGGCCTTGAGTTGCTGGTCAATTGACGCAGCTAACTTAGGGTCATTAGATGCCCGTAGTTTAAGCTTCTGCAAAGACTCTACCAATTGCATCTGATGCTCTATACGGGCAATCTCTAAGTCACTTGCCAGTTGCTCAGGCGTAATGCGGAGAGTCTTAGCGTAGTCATGCGTAGATTCCCCAAGCTCTGTATAACTCTTCGCAAAGGCTTCAGTGCCTTTACAGAGTTCGATTATGATTGAGCAGATAGCAGCGAATACGGACTTGATTAATTTCATCATGGTGGTTCACCTTATATAAGTTAGGACATACGTTGATGTCCAATTGCTACCCGAATACGCCAGAGATTTAGGGAATAGCGATGAACAAAAGAAATAAGACCCACTCAACCATAAGGTCAAGTGAGTCAAGGGATTAGGAGTTACGGAAGGTATTGATGTTGTTGATTAACGCATCTACGCGAGCTTGGCTTAACGCAATACTTCTATCTAGCAATTTAAGACGATACTGGGCAAGAGCAAGGCGTAGGTCAATGAACAGGTAGTGCTTAGGCAATAGAGCACCAATGCAGAACATGAGGCTGTATTCAGTATCAACGACGAATGACTGGTATTTTGAATAGTAGTACATGATGATTCACCTTAATAAAAGAAAGGACAATACGTCCAATTGCTACCCTAATACACCAATGACTCAAGGAATAGCGATAGACGTATTAACATGACGAACGAAGTGAGGAGTGATGGGAATAACAATCCTTATTTGGCAGTCAACATGGGGGAGGGTATTTCGCTTTTAGGGTAAGGATGTGAGAACCCTACTCATGTACTAAATTATAATGAACGACAAAAAGTTTTAGGTGTATGTTATAGGTTACGGTATGCGTTATCGTTATCGTTATATGTGTGGCTATATTAGTTATAATTATAAAATTAACTTAACTTAACCAACCCACAGAGACGCGAACACAACACACGCGAAGCGAAGCGAGAGTGTGTGTTGTGTGATGCGAGTGAGTAAAAATCAGAAAAGAAACTTACTTAATTAGGTAGGTGAGTAAGTGCAGAGTATTATTCTACAAAATTTTATTGTTATAAATCAAATACTTAGGTCTCAAAATTACATACACTTTATATGTGAAATAAAAAAGGATTACATACGGTTTATATGTAATCCTTTTAAGTCTTATGCTATGCTCATTGTTACCACACGTTAAGCAAGCAAGAGAGTTCACTATGTCCAATACTATAGCAGTTGTTGGTTTAATCACCAACCTGTTTGATGATAAACAGTTACACATTCCTAGTGGTTCACGGGTATCTGTTGAACCACCTAAGTCTAATAACTACGTAGATAAACCACCATTTCTAATGCTTGGGAAAGGGGAGAAAGGTAAGATGTACACAGCATACCCAGCCATAGATACCTTACTTGACTTATCTAAACCAGAGGCTTGGTTTATGAAGATGGTGTTTAAGTACCATAGAGAAACAACAGGTATCTCTACCATACCCTACAGTAAGTTAACTGAAACCGAGAAGAGGGTACTTAATAAAGCTTATCAACTTTTACTTAAGCGCGATTTTGTACGTAAGGTTAAGTTGCACGACTATATGATAAACCCTTCAGCACTTATCACTAATAGATTCCCTGAACACCTTAAGGTATGGGAAGCACTCGACAAACCAAGACTAGGGAAACAACCTAAGAGTTACCAGTTTATCTCTTGGCTTCCTGAACACTTTTGGCTTAAGTCTTATAAGACATGGGATGCTAAAACTAAATCATACTTGAGTAAGTAAGTATAAGTATCTACTATACCCCCATGATTACTTAAATAAGAGAAGGTTATGGGGGTTCTTACTGTAGAGCAATTCAAACAAGCTCTGCCTAGTCAGTTCAAAGCATCAGTCAACCAAGAGTTAATTGACCAGATTAACACGACACTTGCTGACCCTAACTTATATGAAACTTACAGAGATAACTTATTAAGTTACTCACACGTTATGCGTGATGGTAAGTTTAAGATGAGTGACTACATCTTAGCAGTTAAGTATTGTAGCCATAAGATTATGGGTGCTAGTAATATTGATGCCTTTGTTAAAACATTCCCTGATAGATACCAGTCTTACTTAGCTAACGGTACTTCTTCTAAAGACATTGCTTCTTATGTCACCGCGTATAACAAGAATAAATTAGTTAACCTTATCTTAGAGCAGTCACTCATTCCTTCTTGGATTCTAAACCAAGACTTGTATCAGAAAGCCATTAACGTACAGGCAGGACTGATGATGGATGATACCGTCAGCCATAAGGTACGTAGTGATGCAGCCAATAGTTTACTCATTCATTTGAAACCACCTGAAGTACAGAAGGTTGAATTGGATATTGGTATTAAGAAAGATGGGGTAATGGATGACTTGAAGAATGTGTTGACTGAGCTGGCTTTGAAACAACAACAATACATTGCAGCAGGTATCACACAGATTAGTGATGTGACCCAACAACGCTTAGTGAGGGTAGTCGAGCATGACAGCATCCCTACCTAAGAAAGTTACTCAGTACCTAGAAGAAGTTAGTTACTCTGATAACAATAACTTCGTTCCTAGTACCTTCTCTCTTGAGATGGTTAACCTTATTAAGTTAATTGATGGGGGAATGACAGAGAACATTACTCCAACAGTCCATTTAAAAATATTAGATAGTTTTGTTGATGTGTCAGGTAAAGACGTTATCAACTTATGCCACCGAGGAATGGCTAAAACTTCGATTATGGAATATCTAATATTCCGTATTGCTTTGTATGGTGAGTTGCCTAGCTTGGGCAAGATACCTCACATGATTTATGTAGGTGACACCATTGATGGTGGTGTGAAGAAGATGCGTAAGGCATTGGAGTTTAAGTTTAATAACTCTGATTTCTTACAGCAGTACCTACAAGAAGTTAAGTTCACAGACATTCGATGGGAGTTCATTCGTAAGGATGGTACTTCATTAGTGGTTTCAGCCTATGGGGGTAAGACCAACATTCGGGGTACGAGGGAGAATGGTTCCCGTCCTATCTTGGCTTTACTTGATGACATTATTACCGATGCTGATGCTAGAAGTCCGACTGCAATTGAGAACATCAAAACCAATATCAACAGTTCATTAGAAGCAGCACTTCATCCTAAGCGTAGAAAGATTATCTGGAATGGTACGCCATTCAGTGCAGCAGACCCATTGTATGTGGCTGTTGAGTCTGGTGCTTGGATTGTCAACGTATTCCCTATCTGTGAGAAGTTTCCTTGTAGTCGTGAAGAGTTCAGAGGTTCATGGGAAGATAGATTCGATTACGACTATGTAATGAAGATGTACGAGAAGCTCAGATTACAAGGAGCACTGGCTTCATTCTATCAAGAGTTAATGCTTCAGATTTTATCTGATGATACGCGGTTAATTAGTGACTCAGATTTGAAGTGGTACTCACGTAAAGCACTGATGGCTAACAAGGGTAACTTTAATTTTTATATCACTACTGACTTTGCTACCAGTGAGAAACAGTTTAGTGACTTTAGTTTTATCTCTGTATGGGCAGTTAACAACAAAGGGTTTAAGTATTGGGTTGATGGTTTATGTAAACGGCAAACAATGGATAAGAACATTGATGAGTTGTTCAAGTTCTGCCAGAAATATTCCCCTCAATCTGTAGGTATCGAAGTTTCAGGACAACAAGCTGGTTTCGTTAGTTGGATTGAGAAAGAAATGCTTACCCGTAACATATTCTTCTCACTGGCTTCAGACAGTAACGAAGGGAGAGCAGGCATACGTCCTAGTACCTCTAAGCTCCAACGATTCAACGTAGCAGTGCCTTACTTCAAGATGGGTGAGATGTTCTTCCCTGTCGAGGAGAAGGGTGGTGTAGCACTGGATGAGATGCTTGATGAGTTGAGCTTAACCACAGTAGGTGGGTTTAAGTCTAAGCATGATGATGCACTTGATACCATCTCCATGTTGCCACTCATGCCAATATGGTTGCCAAGTAGCTCAACAGAATTTACACAAGGCAAGTCAGCAATATGGGGAACTACCATTGAAACAGGTAGTGATTTTACTGCTAGTTATTTTTGTTAGGTGATATATGTTATTAACCGAGATATTGGATTCATTGGCTGGAAGTGAGTTAGCTAATCTAAATTGTGTGGTAGATGGTGCAGTCCTTACTGCTAAGATACCTGCCATTGTTACTGCTATTAACATTGGTTTAGTTAAACTGTACACACGATTCCAACTAAAGAGACGCTTACTTACTCTCAAAGTAACTAGCACTCAATTGGTTTATAGTTTGGTTTCAGCTAATGCAGTAAGTGTTAACGTAGGTGGTTATATCTTAGATGTAGATGACCCATTTACTAATGACATTATCCAACTACTTACCATGACCTCAACAGCAGGGAATAATATCCGCTTTGATGGTTTCAATGGTGTGATGTTACTTAGCCCTAAAACCTTTCGTTTTGCAGAAGCACCCGAAGATGATACTTACGTAATTGAGTATGTAGCACGTCCAGCTAAAGTAGTGTACGTCAATGACACGGATATTGAAGTAGACTTACCTGATGCTTACTTACCCCCTTTATTGGCTTACATTGCTTCTCGCTTCTATAGCCCTGTAGGTATTGCACTGGATTCTAACCGTAGTAGCTTAGATGTTAGTTACTTACAACGGTATGAGACAGAGTGCCAACTCTTAGAGAACAAAGGGATTAACACAGGTAGTTACCTTGAATCCGACAACTTCACACAACATGGTTTTATTTAAGTAGGGGGCAACGTGGAACAACAAATTGTAGAAGATATTAAACCAGCAGGCTGGACTAAAGCCCCTACTCTTTTGGACTTAAAGAAGGACTTTGAACAGACAGAAAGTTTCCATGCAAAGCAGATTGCCAATCTTAATAGATGGGAAGAAAGCTTTGATGTACAGCCTATTGCTGAGAACAAAGAGAAGAAAGCACAATCACGTATTAACCCTAAGTTAATCCGTAAGCAGTATGAGTGGAGATGCTCGTCATTGAGTGAACCATTCTTCTCTACGCCTGAGTTGTTTAAGGTTAACCCTGTTACGCACGAAGATACTAAACGTGCTAAGCAGAATGAGTTAATTCTTAATTACCAGTTCCAAACCAAGATTAACAAAGTACCATTCATTGATAGCCTCATTCGTACTTGTGTGCGCGAAGGTACAGTGATTGTGCGCGTGGGTTGGCAGTACGAAGAAACTACTGTAACCCGTGAAGTCCCAGTGTGGTCTTACCAGATGATGCCACCTGAGATGCAAGAGCAGATGCAGCAAGCTATGCAACTGTTTCAGACTGAGCCTGATACCTTTGAAGCTACTATCCCTGAAAACATTAAAGCCAGTGTGAAGGCTTCAATGCAGTATGGGCAAATGGTAATGGCAGTACAATCAGGTACTCAGACCATTGAAGAAACCAAACCACTGATTAACAAACCTACCTTAGAAGTTTGTAATACCCGTAACGTCCGTATTGACCCTACGTGTGAAGGGGACATGGATAAAGCTAAGTTTGTTATCCACAGCTTTGAGTCCTGTTTAGCAGACTTGAAAGCAGATGGTCGTTATAAGAATCTCAAGCTAGTGGCTTCAGGTTTACAAGAGCAAATGTCTCCAAACCATAACTACAGTGATGTGGGTTCATTCACCTTCTCTGACTTAGCACGTAAGAAGCTCACAGTGTATGAGTATCACGGTTATCGTGATGTTGAAGGCAAGGATGAACTCACACCTATCTTGGCTTCATGGATTGGTAATACGTTGGTGCGTATGGAAGAAAGTCCATTCCCTGATAAGAAGATTCCCTTTGTTGCCATTCCATATATCCCCGAACATAACTCTATCTACGGTATTCCTGATGGTGAGTTATTAGAGGATAACCAGAAGATTCTTGGTGCCGTAACTCGTGGTGTTATTGATTTATTAGGTAAGTCTGCTAACTCGCAGACAGGTATTCCTAAAGGTTTATTGGATGCCACTAACTTAATTAAATACCGTAAAGGTTTGGATTACGAGTACAACCCTTCAAGTAATCCCAATGCTATTTTCATGCACAAGTTTCCTGAGATTCCTCAGTCAGCGTTGTGGTTAATTAACCATGTCAACAATGATGCTGAATCCTTATCAGGTATCAAAGGATTCTCAGGACAGGGTATTACTGGTGCTGGTTTAGGTGAGAATGCTACTGGTGTACGTTCAGCAATGGATGCCGTCAGTAAGCGTGAGATGAGTATTCTTAGACGTATTGCACATGGCTTATTAACTATTGGCCGTAAGATGTTATCCATGAATGCAGCGTGGCTAACAGAGGAAGAAGTAGTTCGTTTAACCAATGGTGAGTTTGTTCCAGTACGTACTGATGACTTGGCAGGGGATTATGATTTAAACCTCTCTATCTCTACCGCAGAGTCAGATGACAGCAAAGCCAAAGAACTGAGCTTCATGCTACAGACGATGGGCAATACGATGGGACTTGGTTTGGCTCAAGTTATCCTGTCTGAGATTGCAAGGCTACGTAAGATGCCTGACTTGGCTAATCGTATTGAGAACTACCAAGCTCCGCCTGACCCAATGCAAGAACAGATTCAACAGTTGGAGATGGCTAAGTTACAAGCTGAGATTGCATTGCTTAATGCACAGGCACAAGAGGCAGCAGCTAAGTCTCAAGTACAAGGTGCTAAGGTGGGTGTTGAACAAGCTCGCGCAGAGAACTTACAAGGCGAGGCTGATTTGAAGTCTCAGAACTTTGTACAGAACCAAACAGGTGAGAGTCACCTACGCGAATTGGATAAACAGACCTTAGCTAATCAAGGTGCAATTGAACGAGAGCAGGTTAAAGGGAGTTTAGCTAATGATGCACAAAAGACCCAGCATAACTCTGAATTGCTTAAGATGATGGCAGGTGCACAGCTTGGTGGTAATCAAAGCACTAGACAGGCTAGTTAAATTACTATTTAATTTACTTACTTAAATAAGTAAGTGTATAAGCATGACTGATATAGACGTAAATAACTTACTGGCACAGCACCGTCAGGAAGTGGCTCTAAGTGATGCAATAGTGCAGTTGAAACTAACTGCACCTTTTAAGCTGGTGTTTGAGACTAACCTGTTTACCCAACAGGTTCATTCATTGGTCTTAAAATTAGCAACCCTTAGCAAACCAAGTCCTGAATACGATGAAGTGGTACGTGAGTTAGACGCGATTAGTTATGTCCAAAACTATTTACAGCAACTAACTGTAAAGGGTACGGAAGCTGCTCAGAGTATTAGAGAAGCTAATGTCTTTTTATCTAACAACGATGAGGATTAATTATGTCAGTGGAAATCCCAGAACAAGATAACAGCATTGACCATGCTGCAATGTCTGACGAGGATTTTTTAAACAGTGTTAATAGTGCAGAGACAGTTGCTCCTGTGCCAAACACTGAAACTCCTGCGGGTGAAGTAGTACCTGTACCCGAAGCTGAAGCAACTGCTCCTGCTGCTGAAACCACTACTGAGAGTGCCTCAGCAGATACTCAACCTGAAACGCAGACGCAAGCTCAGGTAGATTACGAAGAGTTCTTCAAGACTATTACTAAGCCGTTTAAGGCCAATGGTAAAGACTTCCAAGTACTTGACCCTAATGATGCTATCTCGCTTATGCAGAAGGGAACTGATTACGTTAAAAAGATGACGGAGATTAAACCCCTACGTCGGATTGGTAAGTTACTTGAAGAAAATAAGTTAAGTGAAGATGACTTAGCTTACTTGATTGACCTGAAGAACAAGAAACCTGAAGCGATTGCCAAGCTGTTGAAAGACAGTGAAGTTGACCTGTATGGTTTCGATGTTGAGCAGGGTAAAGACTACGCTCCTGTGGCTCCTGTTGTTAATGAAGTTGACGATGCACTACAGAGTACCCTTGATGACCTTCAAGCTAACTCTGCATCATTCAGTCAAACCATTGCAGTAGTAGGCCAACAATGGGATGTCAGTAGCCGTGAAACCGTAGCCCAACATCCACAGTTACTTCGTGTTCTTGATGCTCAAGTGGCAAATGGTACATTTGCTAAGATTGATAGTGTCATGCAGTACGAGCGAGCTTTGGGACGTTTAGAAGGCATGACAGATATTCAAGCTTACGCTGAGATTGAACGCAGGCTACAAGCTGCACAACCTCAGACACCTTCGACTGTACAGGCTCCTGTTGTTATTCCCCCTGTCACTACGCCCCAACCTAATGTGCAACAACAGAAGTTGGCAGAGCAACGTAGACAGGCAGCTCCTCCTCGTCAAACCAAAGTTGAATCGAAGCCTTCTACAACTAATTTACCTGCTATGAGTGATGAGGAGTTTATGAAACACCTCGCCCAAGCAGGTCTCTAACGAGGTCTAAGTTATGACACAGCAATATAATGCTCCTACTGACAGTTCTCCTTCTTCAGTTGGTGTGCAAATCACGACTCATGCCTATGAGCGTAAAGCCCTTATTGAAGCGCGTCGTGAGATGTTCTTCGGTCAGTTAGCTGACGTTACCTCTATGCCTAGGAACATGGGTAAAGAGATTAAGCGTTTCCACTACTTACCTATCCTTGATGACTCCAACATCAACGATCAGGGTATTGATGCTGCTGGTGCAGTTATCGCTACTACTGAGTACACACTCGCTATTCCTAGTTTAATTGGTAATCCAAAAGACCAAGAAGCTGCTGGTGCTGTGACTACTAAACGTGCTTATGCTGCTGGTGATTACGTTTACTGTGCTAACGGTGTAGCCAACACTTCTCGTTGGAAGTTGATGACTGGTGCTGTTGCAGTTGGTGGTGATGCTACCGCAGGTACTTCTAAAACCAATGCTCAGATGGCTACTGTGCTTAACACGAACATTGTCGGTGGTACATTCACTGTTCTTGAAGACGTGATTACCTGCGACTCGTTGAACATCCACTACACCACTGAAGCCGCAGCGACAGCAGCAGCTAAGATTGTTGGTGGTTCTGTTAAGATTCGACGCTCTGGTAACTTGTACGGTTCCAGTAAAGATATTGGTTTGATTCCCAACAAGATTCCTTTAATCCATGAAAATGCGGGTAAAGTGAACGGTGTTGGTATGACCCGTATCGACTTAACTGGCACAATGGAAAACTTTGGTTTCCATGCTAGTTATACTGCTGATTCGTTAAACTTCGATACTGATGCTGATTTGTTAATGCACACTAACCGTGAATTGATGAATGCAGCGATGAAGATTACCGAAGATGCGTTGCAGATTGACTTAATCAACAATGCTGGTGTTGTGCGTTATACAGGTAATGCGACTAACAACTACACATTGAATGAGAACGATGAGTTGACCTATCGTGACCTCATGCAGTTGAGCATTGACTTGGATAACAACCGTTGCCCTAAACAGACAACTGTTATTACAGGTACGCGCTTAGTCGATACTAAAGTTATCCCTGCTTGCCGTGTAGCGTACATTGGCTCTGAGTTGATTCCTACATTGGAAGCGATGGAAGACTTACATGGTAATCCTGCATTCATCCCTGTAGAAGCCTACACTGCTGGTACTACTGTGTTGACAGGTGAGCGTGGTCGTATTGGTGACTTCCGTTTCGTCATTGTGCCTGATATGGTTCGCTTCTCTGGTCAAGGTGGTTACAGCACTTCTGGTACGTTCTACGATACTAACGGCATGTTGGATGTGTTCCCAATCTTGGTTGTTGGTGAAGAGTCCTTCACTACTATTGGTTTCAACACTGATGGTAAATCCAACAAGTTCAAAACCAAGAACATGAAACCTGATGAGCTTTACAGCTTGGATAACCCATTTGGTAAGAAAGGCTTTATGTCTATCGAGTGGTGGTATGGTTTCTTGTTGTTACGTGGTGAGCGTTTAGCGTTAATCAAAACCGTAGGTAAGATGTAATTATCTACTTGTCCTACACTTACTTACGCGAGTAAGTAAGTGTAGTGCCTCCTTACTCTAGGATATTTAGCATGAAAAGTTTAGAAGAATTGAAAGCACAAGCAGATGAGATGGGCTTGAAGTACAACGGCAATATCTCTGCAACGACATTACAACAACGTATCAATGAAGCCTTAGCAGTTGATGATGAAGTAGTGGAAGTACCTGTTAGACCAGTCAACTCCATTGCTGAAATGCGTAAACAAGCGACACGTTTACTACGTGTAACGATTACCCCAATGGATGTATTGAAGCGTGATTATCGTGGTGAGTTCTTTGAGATTAGTAACCGTGTACTCAAAGTAAAACGCTTTATTCCTTACGGTGTACCAACACATATTGAAGCCGTATTACTGAATGAAATCCGTAATCGGAAGTTCCGTATGACCATTCCAGCTACCCGTGAATCTGGTGCTGAATCTCGTTTAGTTACTGCGTATGCAATCCAAGAGTTGCCACAGTTAACTGAACAAGAACTGAAGAACTTAGCCAAAGCACAGCAAGCCCGTAACAGCATTGAGTAAATAACTTGGAGTAGTACATGACCGTCACTATTGAGAATACCGCAGTTGATACCACGTTAAACATTGCGGAACTTACTACGGGTTCTTTAACGGGAACTGGTGTATTTGATGTACTACTCCAAACCTTACGATTACATCTTGACCGTGAGTTCACCAGTGGGCGTATCACAGGTACAGCGTATGCAACTGTGTACTCTCAAGCCCTTACCAGTTTTTTAGGGCAAGCAACTGCCTATTGTTTAAGTAAAGCTAAACTAGCTTTAGAGCTTAAACAGATGCAAGAGGTTATTGAACTCACACAATTACAACAAACCAAGTTAATAGCAGAGACAAGCCTTGTTGAAAGTCAACAAAGTCAGGTTGAAGCTGAGACTGATAAAGTGCTTTATGAAACAACTCATGTTCTTCCTGAGAATGTGAAGGTCATTAAGAACCAACAAGACCAGTTGATTGCTCAAACCAATAAAGTTGCTACTGACACTGTTATTGCCATTAAACAAGGTCACTTAACTGATGCCCAAACATGTCAAGTTAAGGCAGAGACTAATAAGGTAAATGCTGAGGTGACTCTCAAGTTACCTGAAGAAGTGGCATTGCTAGAATTAAACCAAGCGCAAGTAACTGCACAGACTACACAAGTAACCGCACAGACTGCTAATACAACTGCACAAACTGCTCAAGTTACTTATACAAACGCTAATTTGCTTCCTGCACAGTTAGCCCAACTAACTGCACAAACCGCAGGGACGACTGCACAGACTGCTCAGGCAGCCTTTACAACTACTTACCTGTTGCCTGCCCAGTTAAGTCATACAGAGGCTCAGACTGCCTTGTACACTCAGAAGAAAGCCACTGAGTTAGCTCAGACCGTTAGCACACCTGCCGCTAATTCAGTGATGGGTGTACAGAATGCTTTGATGGTAAAACAGACTGAAAACTATAAACGAGATGCAGAGCAGAAAGCAGCTAAGATTATGATTGATACTTGGAACGTAAGACGCAACCAAGACCCTGATACGGCAGAAATGCTTGTAGCCAACAGACTACAGGAGGCAGATATTGGTATAGCAGTTGGTGCACTGCTCTCAGGACTCACACCGTAATGGGAGGTATCTTTAGTACTAAACGTGAAACTAAAGCGTTTACAGCTATTCAACGAATGTCTGATGATGACAGTATTATCCTATCCTCTAAGGTTGCAGTAATGCACTACATCTTAGAGAATGCAGGTAAAACTTCCACATCAATATCAGATAAGTCCTTACCCAATTACCTTATTGAATACTCACAGAGAGCCTTACCTCGTCGTTGTGAGCAGGCATACAACTATGCCAATAGCGGTCACTACGCCTATGGTTTGCCAACGGCAGGGGAAGCCACAGTACAAGGGGTAAACCTATCTACAGCAGTCAAAGCCTACCTTGATGCAACATCAGGCCATACAGTGACTATGGTGTACGCATTTATTGGGGATGCTAATTATCAGCACTTCTTGTGGAAGAAATTAGAAGATGAATATGGGTACAATCCAACAACCAATGAATTAGAAGCCTTAAGCATTACAGAGGGTTTTCCTTGTTACCTTCAGACAGGTAAATTAGTCTTTGGTTCTGCCACTGTACAGAGTACTGAGTCGGGTTCTGTAATGGAGCAGTACGGGTACTCTACAGAGAGTGGGGAGTGTGCTGCTCGAAGTCAAAACTTAAGTGCTGCTGCTGTTACGCCTGATGTAGATACCGATGTGCCCGATGCCTATGCAGAGCTTTCTTATCAGTATGTTGAAATCATCCCTGATGTAACAGACCCGCCTAATGCCGTAGTCAACAATCTAAGTACCACAACCATAGACGGGTATGCTGAGAAAGATAGTTCAGTGCAGATACTTGTAAACACTGTGCCCACCACAACAGTAACCGCAGATGTTGATGGGTACTTCACTTATACCTTTGGTACTGCACTTACCGCAGGTGATGTGGTTAAAACCATTGTGGTGGATGCAGCAGCGAATACATCTGCTGGCTTAGATAAGACTGTTCCTTATACTAATGGTTCACCTGCGACAGTGGGCACTGATAAAACCATTACTGAGATTGTACATACTGAATCCTTTAGTTTTGACTTCTTGGATTACATTCCTAGTGCTGTTGCAACATTGCCCTCTGCGCCTGATACACCCCCTATAACCATTGTTGGGAGTGACGCTTTTGTCCAAGAGTATGACTACATTCAGGCGTGTTACACCTATGTTGTAGGCGCAGTAACACACATTGCTTACTTAACTTATGAGCACGGTTCTGGAACTATTTCAGCTCTTGATGACTTATTTGAGATGAGTGTAGCTACAGGGAAATTCTATCCTAGACTGTATTCTCGCTTGAATAGCCAAAGCTTACCTACCACTCTTAGCACCAGTTCAGATGAGTACAAATCCAGCAAGAAATTAGCTAAGTTAATGGGTATTGATTGGGTTGAGTGGAGTGCTTCTCTACATTCATCCATTGAAGACATAGGCGATGTAAGACAGATATTCTTAACCCTTGCTGCCCCGATGAATACTACTGACCCTGTTATCATTGAGTACCAATACCGCTACTGGCAGAAGATGTACGATGAGTTAACTACGAATGTCACCACAGGTGCATTGGCAGGTACAGGTGCAAGAATAGGTAAGGTACTTGAGATTAAAGATACTAAGTACACTAATTACATTGGTTTCAATGCAGTCAATGTTACGACAGTCACAGGCACCATTGGTGCGGTAGGTACGTATAACTCCGAGTACGTCAATGCGAGACGTGTTTGGGCTGCTGCCCACTATGCAGCAAGCACAGGCAGAGGGGCGTACTCTCTTGGGGGTTCACCTGCACTCCTAGTACATCATGTATATCGTTATCAGGATACACTGACAACATACAAGGAAGTTAAGGTGTTTGGTGCAGGTAGTACCCATTCCTTTGAGGGGTTCTTTACAAGTTCAGTAGGTACTGACGATAATTTAGTAATCCCGATAGATAAAACGGTAGTTAACTACTTAACTGGCAATGAAAAAGAAGTACTCTTTGGCAAGTGTTTCTATCTTGTCGTCAATTTAACTAAGGTCATTAAGACAGCGTGGTATGCCAGAGGTGCTTTTAAAGTAATCATGGTTGTTGTAGCTGTTGTTATTACGGTATTTACAGCAGGTGCAGGGGCAAGTTTATTAGTCATACTAACTAACTTAGCTGTAAATTTAGCGATAGCTGCTGTTATTAATATTATTATTACAGCACTGGTAAGAACAGGTGCAATCAGTGGTAAGTTTGCTGCGGCATTGGCTGTAGTGGCTACAATTTTAGCTGCAATAAATGGGTACGCTGATACCAGTCTTTTGAATCTAACTGCAACACAATTACTGGGTGTGGCTGCTGTTTGCTTTGACATAAGTACAAAAGCTACCCAATTTGACTTTAAGCATTTAGAGAGAGAAGCCAGTGCATTTTCATTAGAAGTACAAGAAAAAAATAAAGCACTGCAACAAGCTAGAGCCTTACTAGGCAACCCTGTTGTTCCTATGGAATTAGAACTGTTGTTATCAGATAGTCGTAGTAAAGTGTTTATAGCGTTGGGTGAATCCCCTGATGACTTCATGGCAAAAGGCTCAATGAATGTTATTGAAACATTACAGGGATTTGTCTCCAACTACGTTGAGATAATGATGCAACCACCAAGCTTACAGCAGCTTTTAAACCAATCTCAGAGAGGTGCAGATTATGACGTTTCCTTACAGTCTTAATAGACAACCGATTCAACAGTATCAACCCAATATAGGCATCCAGTACACAGGTAGTAACTTACTGCCCGATTCTTTTGAGGTACCTTCGGTGTACGGTTATCTTAACAATCTCGATGGTACTCGTCCCCCTGCATCTATGGGTTTTGTGCCCACTACTGATTTATCTATAGATGGTGTAGATAAAGGTTTAATGCGTACGATTAAGACAAGTGACGCTAATCCCCAAAAGGGAATAGCTATGACTGATAAAATCAATGCAGGGGTTGGTGTATTCAATGCAGCATTAGGTGCAATCAGTGCATACAAAGCACTTAAGTTAGGTAAAGATAATCTGAACTTTCAGAAGGAATCCTTTGCTAAGAACTTTGAAGCAATGAAGGGTACTACCAATGCTGAACTGGCAGATAGACAGGCTAGACGAGTACGGTATGACGCACAAAATGGTATGAGTAATAACATGAGTGTTGCAGACTATATGGCTAAATACGGAGTGAAGTAACATGGCTCAAATTACATGGAACAATGTTGCTGCACCCAATTTGGGTGAGAGTAACAGTCTATTTGCTCAAGCCATACAGAGCTTGAAAGATGCTGGTACTGGTTTGAAAGATACCGCTAAGGACTACCAAACGGTAGTCCGTAATAGGAGTCATGCTATTTTACAGGACTATATTAACAGTGCTAAGACTCCTGAAGAATTGCAGTCTGAAGCTTTCAATACTGGCTTCAAGAATCTTCAGGCTACCTTAGCTAATGAGTATGACGCTGTTAAGGTTAATGATTACAGAGATAGTGCTGTTGATAAGCTGACTAAACGAGCAGGTGATGCTGTTGCACTTGAAGCCAATAAATGGAACTTACAACATAATAAAGATAAAGCACCTACTGAATTGGCATTAGGTCTTCTTAATTTAACTAACGCACAGATGGATGCTGACTTTAAAGCCAAGAATAATCCTTTGGTTTTAGATACCAATACGGTTGCAAGGGATGTTGCTTTAGGTACAAAGGACTCTGCAATTAAACATGCTGTACTGGCTAATGACGCTATTGTGAATGGTATATCAGTAGCTAATAGGAATGCAGCAACGGCAGAAAAGAACGCTCAGTCTGAAAGAATTAGGGCTAATGCGGCAGCGAGTGAAAGTGCTGGTAAGTTTAATTTTGGTACAAGCCCTCAAGGATTGATTACTAAAACAGAGGAGAGCATCAGAAACTTTGAAGCAACCCTGAAAGGCGATAGAGCCAAAACTATGGGGGATAACTCTAAAAATGCTCAGACTTGGTATAAAGAACAACAAACTGTGGGTGATGTATTGGATGGTGTCCCTAAAACACTCTTCAACTTAGCACAAGGAAAGTATGGTGAAAAAAACCTTATTAAAGGGTGGAGTGACTTATCTCCGAGTGAACAGCATACAGCCTTAGCCAATACGTATGCCCGTTCAGGCTTAGACGCAGAGTGGAATGTTTCAGACAAGGATTTTGAGCAGCTAAAGGGTACGCTTCAAAATGAGGTAAATAGCGCACTTAAAGGTGATGTAAATAAACGTGATGCCTATGCCTTTGCACAGATAGATAACTTGCTTGGTGAGGTGTATTACCGAGACCCCACTGTAAGTAAGGAGGTAGTATTCAACACGTTGAATATAGATAAGAACTTGAAGAATGCTTACTTAAAACATAAGCAGGAGCAAGCGGCTGCAGCAGAAGCTACAAACAATGTAGTACAGGCAGGAGCAAAACCTGCATCTGTTATAGTACCTACAGTAAAGAAGCCCCAAGTTACATTGGGTGAGTCTCTAAATGGGGGTTCTGCTTGGTTTCAACCTAAGTAACAGTAACCACTAAAGACGGGTAGTTTTAACTACTCGTCTTTTACTTTTAAAAAGCTAATATCGTTCTTGATAAATCTATAAGCCCAATACCCGAACAGAATAGCTCCAATCAAGATACCTCCTGCAATCCCTTTAGTTAAGTCAGGTATAATTAGCAAAAATACAGCGATTGTAGTAATAACTGCAACTCTATCCTTCTTGTTCACACTCTTTCTCCTTAAGTAATTTTAAGAATACTAGCTCAATTTATAGGTGTAGTAAATTAGTTACTTAGGTAAGTATCCCTGCCCTACTGACATACTTACTTAATTAAGTATAAACTTGGTGTATTCTGACTTAGCTAACTAGGTAATTAAAAATGTCGAACCCTTTCGAGAAGTATTTTCAAGCCACTGAGAGACAACAATCAAAACTAGATAAAGTACTTTCAACTCCTTCGGCATCTTTATTTCAAGGGTACGAGCCACCTAACTACAACACACCATCTGAAAAGTCAGCAGGTGATTACTTAGGCGATACTGCAACCGATGCAGCCAAGGCACTCCTTACGGCTCAAGGTGTAGCAGTAAGCGCGGTTGATTTAGGATTGTATAGCTTAGGAGGTTTAGGCTCACTGGCTCAAACCATAGGCCATACTGTAGCTCCTGATACTATCCCTGAAGTGGTAGTGCCTGAATATGGTGTTGGTTCCAAAGCATTGAATGATACCTTTGGTGTCAACATTGCTGACGCTAAACAGTATTGGGGTAATCAGTTCTACAGTGATGCACGTAAGAAACAAGAAGCAGAATTACAGGCAGGTTATACAGAAAGTCAGATGAGTGATTGGAAGAAGTCTTGGGAAGATTCCTATGCTACTCAATTAACTGGCTTACAGAGGTCAGGTGCTACAGAACAACAGTTAAAAGATTTTAATGATGGTTTCAATAAACAGTACCAAGAAGCAGCTAAACAATTCATAGCGAGTAAGCAAACCAGTTGGGATAAGTCCTTCAGTGAGAATGCCAGTATTGTAGGTGATGCCTTTGGTTATGTAGCAGATAACCCCTCATTAGGGGTAGGAGCAGCTATTGACTCATTAGGATACTTATTACCTTCATTGGCAGTAAGCAAGGGTGTACTGGCCTTACAGAACGCAGCTAAAGCAGCTTCAGTGGGTGGTAAGGCTATTGCAGCAGGTGTTGGTGAAGGCTCAGTATCTTCTCTCGCTATTGCTGAACAGATGCGTAATAACTCTGACACAGGCACGATTGGTGGAGGTAAGTTACTTGCGGCAGCAGCAGCAGGAACACTCACTGGCTTGATTGGGGGAGCTAGTAATAAGCTTGGTGCAAGACTTGGTCTAGAGGATATTGATACTGCTGGTTTAGCTGCATTAGGTACAGGTGCAGCAACAAGATTACCTGCTTTAACAAGACCTATTGCAGCCATTGGTCAAGAAGGTGGTGAGGAGTTCTTACAAGGATTTGGTGAGACTATTATCCCTAACATTGCAGAAGGTAAAGACCCACTTCAAGGATTAAACCAAGAATTAGCACTAGGCACATTTGCTGGTGGAATCATGGGTGCAGGTACTAACGCTAAAGGCTTAGTTTCTGGTGCTGCATCAGACATTAAAGCTGGTTTCAATGTAGTAAGTGATGCTGCTAATCTTAAATCCTTCGACACTCTAAGTAACCCTGAGCATAAGAACTATAACCCTGCACAGGCATTTAACATTCAGTTAAAGAATCTTGAGAGTGCTGATGAAACAGTACGTACTCAAGCTGAAGCCAGTGTAAGTAAAATAGAGACTGACTTGAATACTGCTAGGGCTTCAGTAGAAAAACGGATTAAGAGTATCCAAGCAACATTGAAAGCAATGCCTCCTTCTGACCAAACAACAGATGCTCAGAAGCTTGAGATTGAAGCACTAGGTAAGGAGTACAGTGAGTTAACTACGAAGTCCTCTACATTAGCAGACCAGTATGTAGCGTTCCTTGATGCACAGGTAACAGCTCAAGAACACAGAGATGTTAAGCAAGGTACACAGTTTACTGAAGAACAGGCTAAAGCAGATATTGCTACATTGACCCAACCTCAAACCAGTACAGCAACATGGACATACTTAGGTTTTAATATACCTGTAGAGGTTAGAGGTGAACCATATACAGATGATAACGGTGAAGTGTATTTACCCGTTAAGTACGAGTTAAATGGTGAGATGGTTGATGCGTCTGTGCCTGCCAATGAAGTAACTTCACAACCTAATCCAACAGACACTACAGCACAGCAGGAAGCCTTAGACCGTGTAACACGTCACTTCTCTAAGTACTCCAATGATGACTTAGACCTATTGGCTACTAGCCCTGTATTCAATGAAGCACAGCGTAATAGCTTACGTTTAATGTCTGAGTCCAAACGTCAGTTAGCAGCAGTACAAGACCCAAGCCAAGTGTTTGATAACATCCTGAATGGTTATAAAGGTAAGACCATTCAAGAGTCTCATCGTGGTTTAAACCAATACACAGATATGGTTAATACCGCAGTAGCTACTAAGAATACACAATTAGCAGACTTGGCTTTAAATGGTTTAGGTGCGTTTACTGATGACCATACTGCCAAGAGAGATGCTATCAATGAAGCCTTTGGTTTAGTTCAGAAGGGTACATACAAAGAGATTCGGGTAGTTAGAACTGAAGATGGTACTTGGGGATTCGTGCCATTCACAGCACAAGAAGTACGAGTAGGTAAGAATGCTGATGGTGTGGTTTTCCTAGAAGGTAAAGCACTCAAAGCAGCCATGAATAAAGTAGGTGGATTCAATGTTCATATCAACTCAAATACGAAGGGAGCTATTACACAGATTAACAATGAGACTCAGTTAATACAGGATAGATTCAATGCACTATCAGGTGTAGCTGAAAGCTTTGTAGGAGTGACACCTAAGCCAGTAGATACAAGCACAGCACCAGTAAGTACAACACCTCCTGTGGTTGCTTCTACTCCTACTGATACCAAGACACCCACTAAAGCTACTAATAACATCTCCAGCAATCCTGAAGCCGTTGCTGCTTTAGACCGAGTGACTAGGTATCTTGAACAACCTATAGATGCTTCAGCAGTTACCAAAGATGTAGTGGATTCTTGGGAACGTGAAAATAATGACAGATTAGGAAAAGATGAAATATCTCTAACTGTCCATAAAGGTGCTAATAAAGATATACAGTTACTACGCAGCACTCTCCTAACTGTAGATACGCCTGTTGTTACTGAGTCATCACAACGGAGTCCTAAACTTGAAGAGGCTTACAAAGAGACTTTTAGTAAGCCCATTGAGAATTGGGATGCTAATGATTTTGCATCTGTTGGAGCACAAGCTACACACCTTGGCTCAACTTTTGACAGTAAAACTATAGATGCTGATAACGCATTCTCTCAAAAAATGGCAAAAAAGATTATAGCTGATGGTATAGCAAAAAATCGTAGTACAGCAGACATTATGCAAGACGTAATGTTTGTTGCTTACTCCCCAGATTTTGCCATGAGTCAATCAGGCGTTAGTGCACTCAATGCGTACATTGAATTACGCAAAGCTCAAGGCACTTCTACTACACCTATCGTTACTGAGCCAAGTGATACTACTGCTCCAGTAGTAACCCCTGCTCCTGAAGCTCCTGTGCAGTCTGGTGTACCAGCTACTCCTGCAACACCTAGTGATACTGTGTCTATAGATAAACTAGAGGCAACAGTTAAATCTTTTGTCAAGGTAAGAGATATAACTTCTGAAGAGTATATACAAGACACAGCTACAGTGTATGAAAAGCAGTGGTTTAAGGTTAAAACTGCATATAACAATACTGTTAGACGGTTAGTTGAGTTGGTGTCTAAGGGTGTTACAACCGTTGAAGATGTTGCAGCTTTAACTGATATTCTGAATAAGCTTTATGAGTTTGCTGCACAAACTATAGACTTAAACTCTGATCGAGCAGCAAGTGATAAACTGATTCAAAGAATAAATTCATTAGCTACAGTTTTGTTTTCAGATGTGAGTCCTGAAATTATAGATGCTTACCTAAAGCAGAAAACAGAATCCATAGAACGTAGAGGATCTAAACTAACAACTGACCGAGATGGAGCTAAATCCTTTGATGGTAGAACCATAGAGTACGTATTTAACGCACCACACTTACAAGAAACTAAGATTGGTGAGACCTCTACAGTAGTAAAGGGTAGATTTACTATTACTAAGACAGTGGTATCAGATAATACTGTTCTATCTGTACATACAAATAATGAGACTGGAGAGGTAACTAAAAGCGAGTATGTAACCACCTACCCAGATATTTACAGGGATGAATTAGGTGATAAGTACACTATAGTTATCCATAGAGATTCTGCGAATCCTTCTGTTATTACAGATGTAAAATCTTTTGATGCTAAAGACAAAAAGAACACATTAGGTTCTTATGGTAAAGGGGGAACTCAAACAGATGAAAAATTCATTACAACATTTACTGAGGCAAGAGATGTTACCTTTGAGTACACTAATAAGTTTGAAAAATCTTTACCTGTAATAAAACCAAAGATACCTACTACAAGCACTCAAACAGGGGCTACAGAGGCGGTTAACACTGAACCACAGTTAGATATTACTACACCTGTAGAAGCTGCTACAGCTCAACCTGAAACAAAGGTTGAGGCTGCTGATACTGAGAACAGTATTCTTGAAGTACAGGCTGCATCAGGTTTAGTGCATCGTATTGCTTCTAAGTTAGTTAATAAACTACTCACTGTTAAGTTCGAACTAGACAATATTTTAGATGTTACATCTGACGTATTAAATGAAAAAGAAGCAGCGTATGTATCAGGACTGTTAAAGACTTTAATTGGTCTAAACCCTACAGTAAGAGCAGCTTTCTACTCAGATTTAGAGCAGGTACAGAATGCTGAGATTAAGGCTTTATTACCTAAAGCTAAAGCATACACACGAAACAATATCATTTATGTTGACCTAAAGAATGGTATAAAAACAGATATTCGTGAGATGTTGCTGCACGAGTACCACCATACAGTTACAGCAACTACACTAGAAAATTTAGACCCATCTTCAGACATTCATAAAGCACTGGCAGAAGTTGATGCTGCAATACAAGACTTCTTAGGTACTTCACCGAATGTTAGCGCACACGTCTTAAACCGCTTAAAGTATATGACCCTTAACTTTAAAGAGTTAATGACAGTAGGTGTTACAGAGCCTAGAGTAATAAGACGACTCAGAACCATTATGGTTAATGACACACAGTCAGCCTATGATGTAATTTGGGAACAGTCTATTGCTGTAATGAAGTTACAAAACCGTAAACTATTTACCCCTGAAGTGGAGAATACTTTAAATGACTTGGCACAAATCGGACGAGGAGATACTCCAAGAGTATCAAACAGCAGCACCCAAAACACGGATACCCCCACAGGTACGTCAGAGAATACTGGAAGCCAAGACATTGGAGGAGATACAACCACCTCTAACGTACCTGGAGAAAGTATTACTGGTACAGACATTGAGCAAACTACAAACCAAACAGAAGTAACTTCTCTTAAATCTAAGTTTCAGGGTAAGGTTATTCTTGCCCATGCAGGTACAGGTAAGAGTTTTGCTACTAAATCAAACCCTGACTTAATAGACGGGGATGTACTGTACTACCAAGCAACCAATACTATTGTTGATAAGTACAATGAAGCCAACAATGAAA